TTATTTTACAATGGCAGCCTATTACACTACAAGGTGCCGGTTTATTCCACATGGCTATGGGTGCCGTACTTGGAGTAGCTGCATGGTCGCGCGGCCAGGAAAAAATGGCGGGAGTTACTAATCCTGCGGTTGGCGCAAGCTCGCAAATTTCTACTACGCAAACAACTACATCACAAGCTACTACAACTGTAGCAGCTTCAATAGAAGATATAACTCCTCCAGTCCGTACAGGATATGGCGGTAAAATAGCTCCTCCACCAAGCCCTCAATTTCCAATCTAAGGAATTACATGAAATCAGTAATCGTATCCCTTTTAGCAGTATTTGCTATGTCTGCTTTTGCAGAAACCACACCTGCTGTACCAGCATCCGCACCACAAACTAAAAAAGTTTGTAATGAAACCAAAGATGCTAAAACTCACACAGTTAAGCAGCAGTGCAAAACTATCAAAATTCACAAGAAACTTGACGTCGCTAAATCCAGTGATGTAAAGTCTGCTAAGTAAAATTTATTGTTGACTATCGCATGGTGAGGTGTTATAATATATATTACCAGCTCACTTCTATCTACTAATAAGGAAATTCATGGCAAGAAATAGTGGTAAATCTAATCGTTCACAACCAGCAAGAAAGTCTAACGACCGTCCTTCACAAGAAGAAAAGTCTAGACTGCGTCGTGATAAAGAATCAGGTGTAGTAGAACCTATGCCTATGCGTAATTATACATTCCAAGAAGTTAAACCACTAAACTTCGTACAAGGTGAGTATCTAGACGCAATTAAACACAGCGACGTTATATTTGGGATTGGGTCAGCCGGAACAGGTAAAACTTTTATTGCAGCATCATATGCAGCAAGTGAGTTATTCCATAAGCGAGTTGATAAAGTTATTTTAACTAGGCCAAACATTGAAACAGGCCGCGGATTAGGTTTCTTACCAGGAACACTAGAAGAAAAATACGCACCATACTTACTACCTTTTGATAGTATCTTCACTAAAGCACTGGGTAAGGGCTTTTATGAGTATTGCTTAAAGACTAAGAATATTGACCCTACTCCACTAGGGTTTCTAAGAGGCACTACCTTCGATAATTGTATTGTTTTAGTTGATGAAGCTCAAAACTGTACCAAGGAAGAAATGAAGATGCTCTTATCGCGTATAGGTAAAAATTGTAAAATGATCTTTTCAGGAGATACAGAACAGTCAGATATTCCAAATAGTGGACTAGAAGATGCTGTAGATCGACTGGAAGGAATAGAAGGAATTGAAGTAATTGAATTCCTTGATGAAGATATTGTACGGAGTAAAATGTGTAAGCAAATTATTATGGCGTACAGAGATTAAGGAATATAATGGCAGAAACATATGTACCAACAGATGGAATGGCCTCAGCTGCTAAACGCGCATTAAAATGGCACGAAGAAGGGCATCCAGGAGGCACGCAGGTTGGTTTAACACGCGCTAATCAGTTAAAAAATAAAGAACCACTAAGTGCTAGTACTGTACTACGTATGCATAGTTTCTTTTCACGACATGAAGTTGATAAAAAAGCAACTGGATTTCATAGCGGAGAAGAAGGCTTTCCTAGTAAAGGTCGCGTAGCTTGGGATTTATGGGGCGGCGACGGAGGCCAAACTTGGTCATCACAAAAACGTGACCATATTATGGCTCAGCGAGAAGGAAAATCTTTAAGTAAAAAGGACTTAGGTATGGATGAATTAAATAAAGCAGTTTTAGCGGCATTTGCAAGTGAATTTAGTTTTTACTTAAAAACTCACGGTTTTCACTGGAATATTACTGGACAAGACTTTTTTGAGTACCATGGTTTATTTGAAACTATCTATGACGAAGTTTATAGTTCAATTGATCCTTTTGCTGAAAAGATTCGTACATTACAAACTTTTATTCCAGCTAGTTTAGCCGGATTATCAGCAATTACTCAAGTTGAAGATTGCACAGATACTCCTCCACCAACCAAAGAAGAGATGGTGGCTGAATTAATTGATGATAGTGAAACTATTCTTGGCGTATTAAGAACCGCATATAATCTATGCGATCTATATGGTAAGTTTGGCTTTGAGAACTTTTTAGCTGAACGTATTGATGCTCATGAAAAGCATTTATGGATGCTACGCAGTAGTATGTAAAAAAGAAAAGCCCCTACAGCTTGCGTTGTAGGGGCTTTTTGCGTTTATAAGATCAACCACTGTGTACCATTGTACACTAAGGTTAAGCTTCCATAAGGTGCATTGATAGTAGCTGTAACAGCCCCATCAATTGTTCCCGCTAGTGGGGTAATGGTTATTGGAGTAGCTACTGCCGCTAAGCCTAAACCATCTTTGATTGTGTAAGTCGCACCAAGTACGCCAGCAGGTAAGTTAACCGCAACTGCTACGGGGCCGGGTACTTGAACACTAACTACATCATCTGTAGCTACCACAGCAATAGGGGTAACTATAGCATTACGTATTGCTAATGTTTGTGTTCCTGAAGCACTAATAGTAATCGTATTAGCTCCAGTACCTACTGTTGGGGTTACGGTAATACCTGTTCCTGCTAGGACTGAGGTAGGGTTATTTGTATATGACATAAATTTCCTTAAATTAAAGTTTTAAATGACTAAGCAATAGTCATCCAGTTTGTGCCATCATATATTATTTGTATATGACTATATCCACCATTAAGCATAGCGAAGTTAACACCGTTAATGGTTTTACCTCCAGCTGCAGTAATGGTAATTGGGTTTTTTAGTGAAGTACCTGAATAGTCTTTTATATAAAAAGAATATTTTTTGGAACCATCTGTGCCTGTTGAAGGTAATATTACTGAAGCAGGCCCTGAAGTAATATTTATAAACAACACTTCATCATTATTAGTAATAGTGTATGGAGTAGTTGTAACTATTTTTGTTTGCAAGTTAAATGCCATAGTTTTCCTTAGCTTATTCGGGTTAATGTAACTTTAATACTATCGCCCGTAGGTCTAACGGGCCCAACCGCTGCCGGAAGTGCCGCTAATTGTACTGTGGTATCTGCACTTGACCAACACATTTGAATATTACCGCCAGCAGGAATATTTAATGTAAAATTACCTGATGAAAAGATTTGTGATAATGTATTTGTGAGTTCTAGGTCTTGTCTTGAACCTGTTACATCTACGCCATTTAGTCGTAGCCAAATACTTATACTACTAGTTCCACCCGATGTTTTATTAATAATAGTAGTAAATAATTTGGTGTATGTTCCCGCGTTTACTACTGTAATGGCATTGCCACCTGTTATACTGATACCGTTTGTTGGTCCTGTAACTGTAAAGGTAACAATATTAATTGCATTAGCTACTGGATTTGTTTGCGTACCGTCGGCAAAAAAACCATAGTTTAATAGTCCCGTACTACCAGATATAACTCCATCAGTAACTGAAATGCCAGTTCCTACTTGTACTAATCCAAAATTTGTTGTTGTGGCTAAAGGTGATTTATAGCTCATACTATATTCCATTCTGTGCCGTTAAATATTAATGTAATACTTCCATAATCAGTATTAATTAAAGCACTAACTGCTCCATCAATATTTGTTGTTGCTGTTACTATAATTGAATTAGTACTAGCATTACCAGAAATATCTTTGATTATAAATACAGTTCCAGCGGGGGCTGCGGGTAAGGCTATACTTGAAGGTACGGCTACATTAACTGCTAAATAATAATTAGTTAAATCAGGAGCAAAAGGTGTTGTGGTTACTAGGGTAACTGGCACTAGTCCAGGCGTACCAGGAGGCCCTTCGGGCCCAATAGGTCCAGGGGGTCCAGGGGGTCCAGGTGGCCCTGCAGGCCCTATAATATTACTATTTATAAATAGGTCGCAATCATCTACTATAAAAGGAGGGCATATAGGCAATCCTGGAAAGGGTAAAAATTGTGACTGCATTTGTGATTGATACATATTATACCACCTTCATTGAGGCATATAGCATCCAACCATGTTTACGATGGTGGTCCATGCGTTCTGATAAATAATTGGCCATACCATACTCTTGCACTCTTTCAGCTGCAGTATACGCATTTATTAAATCTGTGTTTATTTTGCCATTAGCTAGGTATAGGTTATGTAGCATTTCTTGTGGAGTGTACTTTGTTCCAGTCCATTCTCCTACTATACTTGATGTGTTTTGTAACTGTGCAAAAGTTGCTGGTGCCCACGTTTGGATTCCGCGTAATTGTTCTGCGAATACGTCAATGTGTCTGTGTACTTCTTTATATACTCTACCAAATAACTCATGGTGTTGTAAAAAATCAGGACCTTCTACATTCCAGTGATAATCGGCACTCATTAACATAAACCCATAAGTAGTAGCAAAAGCTTTTCTAGAAAGTTCTTGTAAATTTTCTAAGTCTGTCATTTGTTTCTCCTAATAAAAAGCCCCCACAACTTGTGGCTGTAGGGGCTTAACAAATATTAACGAATGTTAGTGTTTGTGTTAGTAGGTGTAGAAGTTTGTGTACCACTTCCTACGTTGATTGCTGAGTTATCATTACGAATTGATTGACCTAGGCCCCAAATCATATTAGCTAACTGACCGTATTGTTGTTGTTGTTGAGATTGTTGTTGCATCTGGTTGATGTTATTGGTATTTGTAAGAGTAATACCATTTGTTGCATTTGTTAAACGATTTTCATTGCGTAGTTCAATAATTTCATTTTGTGCAGTTGCTAGTTCACGTTGTAGATTTAACTCATATT